GACTTGCGCGGGGCCAACTTGCGCGGGGTTGCCGGTAATTCAAAAGAACTAAAAACGCTATTTGTCTCTGAAGTGTACCCGATTGCTTACACTAGCGAATATTTGCAAATAGGTTGCGAGCGACATTTAATAAACGATTGGTGGCTGTTCGACAACGACCGCATAAAGGGAATGGACGGGCAGCGAGCGCTTGATTTTTGGGCGCAATGGGAGCCGATGCTAAAGCAACTAATCGAGCAAAACCCAGCAACCAAGACGGGGCATGAGTAAAAATGACAGACAACCAAAAAGCACTTGCAGCACTGACAATATTTATTTTCGCAAACTTGATCGTGGAGTGTTTAGTATGAGCAACCGAATTCCGCTAAGACTAACAAAAGAAACTGACGAAGACAAAGCGGCATACTACAACAAAGACGCGGCAAACTTTCGCCAAGAGATCATTAACCACCAAGTGCGGTTCTTTTTAGAGCAGGGCGGCAAGATAACAAAGCTGCCAGCGTATGATGAGGCGCACTCATGGCAGAAGTAGCGCGCGAAGTGATACACCTGGCGCTAGCAGCTTATATGGCAGATAGCCCAGATGAGCAAGTGCTAACGCTAGCTAAAAAGATCAAGCGCACAACGCTAAAGCCAAGCATAAAACGCGCGGCCGGTGTGGTGCTAAAGTATGACCGCTTTCCTGCATTGCTCGCTATGCGCGTTTATTGGGAAGAGGTTGAATCTAAATAATGTCGAATAACACAGCCTTGGAGGGCTTATGAAACTTTATACAAACACAATTCCTTTTAGCTGTCAGTGGATCGACAATAAGCCTAATTTTTTGCCTGTCGGAACTACATTTGCACTTGTCGGTGCAGACTCATGCGTGTTAATGCTTGAACAGGTCAGCGAGTTAAACAAGGGCGCGGATATTAACTATCAATCTGTTAACCCTTCTATTTTTGAGGCCGTATTTAAAGAAGTCGAACAGCTAAAAAGCTAATTTGTCGGAGGTTGAATATCAGATTAAGCGTTATTTGATAGTCAACGCAGCTTGACCTTAATGAGTGATAAACAAAATAACACAGCCTTGGAGGCTTTATGGAATACGGGTTTGAAGTAATAAATTTTGACGGAGTTGAAGTCCCGACCTTTACATTCGGAGGGGGAAATATTCGCGTTACATCTGGATGGAAGGACGGGGACGGAATGGATGGGGTTCTGTTCTCTTTAGCACCAGAAAACACCAGTATCGGATCGGTTATTGATCCGCACTTGGAGGGCAAAAGCTTTAACTATTTGCCTGACCTAAAATGCTACATGCGCTTCGATAAAGTGCAGTCCATCGATGTTCTAATTGAGCGACTTTCTGAAGTAAGAGAGAAGCTTTTAGAAGAACAACAGCCTTAAATGTCGTTTTGTCGGAGGTTGAATATCAAATGATTGAAATACTTTTTGTAGTACTAATAAATGTAGGTCACGGAGTAGAAATCGGAGGCGCTTTAAATCAAGAGTTTCCCTCTCGCCCTGACTGTCTTGAAGCAAAAGAGACCTTTATCGAAAAAATGAACGGTCGTTATGATGAACTTAAAATTTGGTGTCAGCCTAAAAAGTACTGGCCCGACTCTAAATAATGTCGGAGTAAATAGTTATGGCTAAATGTAAAACGTGTGGATACAACAGTGGTAAGAAAAATCATAGCTGCGCATTACAGCTTAAACGCAAGTTAAGAAACGAACTTTCAGACATGAGAGAATTCATAGCAAGCCAAGATATAGATTGCTTTGGTGCTGGCAATAATATCGATGGTGTGACATGGCCTATAAGAGACGAATTTATAGATATGTTAACCAAGAAAATCAATAGTTATAAATAGTCAATTTGTCGGAGTAAATAGTTATGGATTTTGAAACAGATTTTAAATTAGCTGTAGAACACGATATGACTTGTTCTGACTGCAAGCATAACCAATTAAATAAGCGCGTTAAGAATGTATATATGAGTGCGTATTGTATGAATGAAGAAAATGAGCAAAGTGCATTACATGGATCACAACCTATGAATATTAGTTGTGATTTCTTATGTAATAAGTTTGAACTGTTTGAAGAACAAGACGCTTAAATGTCGTTAAAGCGCTTTAGACATCTACAAACACAACAACAAGGAGCATAAAAATGAAATGCGTAATATGCAACAAACCCCATAAACGGAAAAAATTAACCTGCTCACCTCCTTGCGCAAAGAAAAACGCAAAGCTTGGCAAATATTGTCCAGATAGAACGGATGCACCAGAGGTCTTAATGAGAAATCTTTTTTTAAAGGCGGAGCTAAGATGAAAGATATCATTGAGCGGGTCGCGCCATTAGATGCAGAAAGTCGAGCCTATATCATTGAACGATTCAAAAGCTACGAAATTGAAATCGGGCATCTTAAGGCGCAATACGACAAATTAAGCGAAAGACTGCCGCCAGCTGGTAAGGCTCAATACAGCATCATAGCAAGAGCCAAAAGAGAGATCAGAGTCGCATTGTGCAGATACGAAAGGTGCAGTGTTTTTTTTAATCGGTTCAAGGGTCGATTCACTGTTTTAACTCAAGATGCAAGAATAAACAGAGAGCAATTAAGCAAAAACTCTATTTTCGTCTGCGTCTACTCTTCAGAATCGCCCACTTGCGACATCGAGGAGGATCTATACCAAACGCTAATAGAGCTTTAGTTTATTTCGGCTGGCACTTAATCAACATAGAGCGGTCTTCTGTTCTGCCGCCGCTTGTTGTTACGCGATTGGTTAGCTCGTAAGTTGTGCCAGAAGTGCCGCCACTTAAAAAGATAGCTGTTGCTGTCGATGTGTTTGAGTCGCTATCGTTAGTTAAGCCGGCAGGGACAATCCAAGCGCTTGAGGTGATAGTTTCGCCTGTTGCAAGCCAATTAGACCAGTCAACGCCGTAATCAATTATTGAATCAGGGTCTTTTGGTGGTGCATCCGGTATGAACGTACCATCACTTATAAAATCACTCATTTTACAGCCTTCAATATTCTATTTTCAGTTTTAATTATCATTCGTCTACCCTCTAATTCTACCAAAAGCATTCTTTTTTCAGAAGTGGTGAGTAGTAAACGATCCTCGTTGGTGACTGTCATTATTCTATTTTCCATAAATACCACCAAATCACGCCACTCTGAAGAAACAGTCATCTCATGCCGTGGCTGACGGTATGCAGCGTCTTTTTTCTTACCGCCAAATAAAAGTCTTCCTAAAAATCCAAAAATCAAGAGGGATCAACCTCGCTTATTGGATCCCTAGACTCAGTTGTTATTGCGCCAGACCACGCGGGCGTGGCGTCATCTTCTTGAAAAACTGTTATTGTATCAGCTATTGAGTCAATTGATACCTTATTCCTGTTAGCGCGCAACGCGTCCCGCACTGTTCTCCCTCCATCTACTCCGCCTGCGAGATTTCTAGAAAGCGTTTTATCTGCTATATCAGCTGTTGTTGGCACTGCGGCTGTCACATCTGCTGCTGACAGGTTATTAAGTGTCGCTATATCTGCTTGAATTTGAGTAATTCCCGCGTTATCTGGAGTGGTGGTATTTGCGCCATCCGTCCCGCGCATGTCTGCGTTTACTGTCACCGCGTCACATAAAGTAACCCTTGCCACTATGTCCGATGCTGGGTTGAAATCGTGTAAAGCTGCAATGCTTGCCGCTATTGACACCTGATTTGCCTCTGTTGCATCTCCTCCACTGATTGCCGCTATATCATCGCTAATTGTCACGGACGGCGTACCCACTTTAGTATTGACTGTCGCTGCCTCTGCTGCCGATGTTAGCTCAGCCGCTTGGGGTGCTGTCAATCCACTGCCTGCCGTTACAACATAAACAACATTTTGCCAATTAATGTCGATACCAAAACCGCTAGTGGTTGGATCTAATACAGGATAAGCCCCATCGTCACGGTAAATTCTAGCTGTGTCTGTCTGCCTTTTTGACGCTATTGTTTCGTTGTCTAAGTAAATGCTGGTGATGGCTGCAATGTTCTTGTAGTTGCCTGCATCTGACGCCTCAAACGCACCATAAGCGCCTTCAATACCGTCAGCTGTTGTCAGCGTGTAGCAATAGAAAGCGTACATCTCTGCCGCTGTAAAGTTAGAATTAATGATTAAGTTGAACTGGTCATTTACAGGTGTGTAGCTAAACTTCGTGATAGTCGAACCGTCGATACCATTGGTAGCATACACACCATCAGCCGTTATGAAGTTGTCACCGTTAGCAGTGATACCATCCGTTGTTGCCGTGACGGTAGTTTGTCCTAGCTCAAACGTAGTACCTGCATTAGCATGAGCAAAGCGTATGCGTACATCGTCACCCGAGGAGGCATAAGCCGCATCGCCATTAGTGTATGAATCAGAGTAGCTAGTGCCAGCTGGATCACCTGAATAAATTAGCGTTGATGTTGTTACGTTGTAAATCTGTAAGCGTGTATCACCACCTACATCATCCGGCAGATTTGAGATCGTGATATTAGCCGTTATTGGCACAGTGTAATAAGTACCATCATCAGACTGAAAACGCGTGAAATCTGGGTGAGGGTTTCCACCACTATCGACAACACGAACACCTTTCAGCGTTGCACCTGTGCCGCCTTCAGTTACGCCTTGTAAGGTCTCATAGGCCGTACCCGCTTCTAGTACCATTTCAGGCCAGTTAAACGGATCTTTTCCGCTATAAGTAGCATCTAGAGATAAGTTATAGTTGATCTCTCTTAGAATATCCTCGCCGCTATCAGCTGCATCTGCTGTAACAGTGATTGAGAAGTCCTTAGAATTCCAAGTAACAGGGCTTGCACCGTGGTCTGTGATTGTAAGTGTTAAAGCTGGATCACCCGTAGCTGCCGCGATAGCGACGGGCTGCATAGCTACAATGTAAAGTGTTGGTGATAGTGCACTAATACCATAAGAGTCTAATACATCTACTCGCGCCTCTCTGTAGCCGTTAGGTTGATACTTCAGCACTAGATGTCCTGTATAGTCAAAGTTACCGCGACTTGCATCACCGTACATTTTAATTACTTCGTTGAATATACCTGTTGCTCTAGCATCTGTTGTTCCTGTTCCGTCCTGCTGCTGGTATTCACCAGTGAAACCAGTCGCTGTGCCAACTGACTTAACACCTACCCATGAAGCTGTAGTTGTACCAGATGTATCAAGGTAGGCAACACCGCACTCGATAAGATTCTCTATGTCACCGTCTGTTGCGCCTTCAGCGTTATTTACGAGATACAACGAGCCTGCACCGTCCATCTGTAAGTTAAACGCTGTATTACGTAAAGAAGTCTGAGACTTGAAAGCTTCCATTATTAAGCTAAACACGCCCTGACCAGTGACACCCCAAGTAGGTACAGTAAGCTGATTCAATGAGCGTGACCAACTAGCGTCCGTTGTGTACGTTAAGCCATGAGTGCTGTCGTATTCACGAGAAGCTACAAGCTGCACATCAATAGTAATATTGCCTGATAAAACAACGCCTGTTTGCCTGTACGGTATAAACCCGTCCTTCAATACTGTTATATCTACAGTCTCGTTAGAGTGCGTATAGACGAGCTGTGAGGCGCTAGCTTCAGTATCTATAACTGATTGAGTTGAGGTGGTAAACACGTTTATCTGACTTGCTGATTCACTACTATTAACCGTCAAATCTGCTGTAGGACTAACCACCGTAATCGTACCGCCGCCACTAGCGTTGAGCTTACCTGCTGCAATAGAGGTAGGACTTGTAACGGTTAATGTGCCCGTGCCTGTATACTCAATGTAATATGTGTTTGATGTATCAAAGGTCAACTCTGTAGCATCTAGAGTTGTGCTGCTCGCAACATCTACTTTTAGCGCTGTCTGATTATCAGAGAACGTAACGCTAGTCATATTAGCAGCACCAGCCGCACCAACAGATAATGCTGCGCCTGTAGCGTTCTTAAAGGCTGTGCTTGTAAAGCTTGGTGCTGTTGCTGATATCTCCGCACAAGTATCAAAGGTGCAGCCATCAAAAGTGTGACCATCAACAATAGTCAAGTTGCCCGCGTTCTGAATAATACATGACGTATAACTTACTGTAGCCGCTGTTGAGCCAATAGAGTTCCAGTAAAACTTATCATCACTGATCCAATTACATAGCGTGAAATCTATTTCGTCTGTAGCTGCCGCGTTGGTTTCATATCCAATATCATTATCATTAATATGCGCCCGTCCCCAGCCGCCCGCTATATTGACCTGACGAACAAACTCAAACACTTTTAATGTTTCACTAAATTTAGTCAGCGTAGAGCTATCCCCGACTCCCCAGCCAAAAAAGCAATGATGCATATTATCAGTAGGGGACTCGTTTAATCTTGTGTCATTACTGTCTATATGTGCTGTCACATCGGTAAAGTCGCCCTTGTTAGCGGTTTCACCGTTTATCACGACTATAGGATCAACATATCCAAACGTCTCCATTGGGGCATTACGGAATGTCTGGTCAAAGTTAGCCGCTATACCCATATGGGTAATGTCTGCTGGGTCGAATGTTCCTGTATATGTGTTTGCATCTGTAGAACGATTAAGATTTACAACTCCGCAAGCAAATGCGGCTATAGGATTATCTCCCCCGTTGATAGGGAATACTGCCTCCTCTGTCCCTAGAGACCCAGAGTTAGCAAGGAGCATTAAACCGTTAGATGCTGTTAAATCTTTAACTTCTGCATCATTCGTGAAGTGAAAGAAAGCTAACCGTCTTGAAGCTGATATGTCTGTCGAGGAGCTAAGGGTATACACGCCACCCATCAATGCGCCAGCTTGATTATCACTGCCATTATTTACGCGTGAAGCACCCGTCCCATTAATACCAGCTGCAAACAGCGTTGAAAAGCTAGTAGCTGCGTTTATTGTTGAGCTTGCCAGAGGGTTGGATGGAGCAACGCCAGAAGAGCCGCCGTTATCACACGTCTCTAGTACTGTAATGCCTCCACTTATACTGGGTGCAGCCATTATTCAACCACCTTAACTGTGAGTTCTATTCTTATCGGCTTTGACTGCGAGGCGGCTGGAATGTTAACTGATACAGGGCTGGAAAGATCGCCTTCTAAACCGTTCTCAACAGTGCTTATTTGAAACAAGTAATTGCCCGCCACCACATCTGAAAAACTGAACTCGCTCAAACCGGCTGGGATTCTAATAATCTCTTGTGAAATATTGTCTATAGTTACATACAAATTAAAGTGGTCAATAATTTCTATCTGAGCACCGTCCTCTCTCAATAGCGGCTTATCCCAAGCCAAAGCTATATCAGCAGCTTGGGAAAATCCAGAAAAAACAAACAGAAACAAAGCAGATAGTTTTTTAATCATTTTTTGAGCTCCACGCTATAAAACCTCCAACTCTGACACCCCAATACATTGAGTGACGTTTAAAATAACCCACGCCACTCGATTTCATCGCCTCTAAAAACAGCTTGTCACTTTCTGCGCGCGTGAATCTTTTGAATTCACTAACCAAGCCTTGATTGTGGTATAGCCAATCATGAAGAATGGCCGCTTCTCGATGCCTCCCATTAACTGAAAAGAACAATCGAAACACACGCGGAATTGAAGCCAGATCGTGAACAAAGCCATGCGGAATACGGATAAATCTATCATCTTCCGTCAAGTAGTCGAAATCCTCAATCATTCGCCACCGTTCGTCACTGTATGGCTCCATAATGGCTTTATTCATAAATGGCATAATATCACCTCAAGAGATAAACGCGGGCCGCACTCATGGCAGTTTCAAATAAACCTCGAATAGCTATTTGTGCCGTATCGCTCAGTTTCGGCCCACCCTCGTATTGATCAAGCTCTTTATTTAATAGTGTCAGAATATCAGTTACTAGCAATCTATCGGCCGGTTCAAGCTCACCCCAATCTATAGATTTTTCAATAATCGACATGAGCCCCCCAGTTGTTGCACTAGGGTTTCCGTCAACATATCTGAGGATTCTTTCTAGCCGCGTTTCAACTTGCAGCGCTCTAGACTTTTCGGCTTCTATCGTGTCACCTGCCGCAATATATCGACCCACCGCTTGCCGTGTCGCTATGTCTGCGAAAAGCTGATTTTCGTTAACGTAATCACCCAGCGTTTCAAGTGCTGAGCAACCAGATATAGTTATCACTGCGATTAATGCTATAAATAAATTTTTCATGCTTTCCCCGTTTTTGTGTTTACCCAATATTCCACCTGTCTAAAATAATCTGGATCAGGCGTTTTGTGAATGATATCACGCTTTGCTATTCCCGATATATCACCATCATGCCCAGTGACAACTACAGCGGGTACTCCGTTTGCTCTAAAGTGGTTCAAAACTTCGTCACCTTTGATATTTGAGCTTAAATAGTAATCGACAACTACGCAAGTTGGAGAGTTGAAACAGAGGATGGATTTAATGTATTCGTTAATGATGTTATCGGCCTTCGTGAAGTATCTAATGTCGCAATCATCCAGCTTTATGTTCAGTTTGAATAACGATAAATCCATTTCAGAATCATCTATAACCCAAACACGCGGCCTATGTATATGCTTCTTCCAAAACCTAAAAGCCAAAACTACCACCAAAGCGGTTATACCCGCATCAAGTACATCAAACAAAGTCATTTTTTGCCCCAAGTGCGCTTTATGCTAACTGCATTGATCAACACTATAACACGATCAAGAAAAGTTGAGCCTATATAGGCCGTAAAGAAAACAGTCGCACCTTCACTTACATTAAAGTTTAGAAAATGCTGTATTAAAGCCGCAACATCTTGGCCCGCAAAGAACGCCAGGAAAAAGCCCGCGCTTAATCTTCTGGCTTTGATTTTAAATGTTGTTTCTTTCGGCTCTATTAAAGATATCCCCGAGCCGATCAATGAAACTAAAGCAACTTCAACCGCCATCAATCCACACAACCCGCGCCGTTTTTGTTTCGTCATTGTCTACATGAATAAATGTATCATATATTCCAATTCTATTAAAACCGACTCGAATTAGCGCATCTATTATAATAAACCGCTTGTTTAAATCTGTGCACGCTATATCGACTGCATGCCCACTCATGTGTGCAGAGTTTTCTATCCCGCCCACTTTCCTGTTGTGGCGCTTGCAGCGTAGCGCACTATTAATGGTAAACGGCGTTTTAGCTATGGCTCTAGCTAAATCTAACCGCTGAACGAGTAACGGATTCATGTCTTTTAATCCCATTGCGCAAGCTCCACATTTGCAGCTAAATTCACTAGGTTTGAAATACATCACGATACTGAGCCTCTTATATCACCTTCATAAGTGTATGTCAGTGTATTGCCGTTCTTGTTTATAGCCGCACCAGCCGCACCGCCGTACCTTGAGTTAGGCGCATCATCTGGGCCGCTTTCTCCCAAATCCCCACCTTTTAGAGATGGAAACCCGCCGCCACCGTCACCGCCGATTTCTAAGCCTCCGTCAGACCCTGCGGCGGATACTCCGCCAGTATTACCCGCACCGCCGCCGCCATTCAAATAAGGCGCACCACCTCCGCCGCCGCCAATGATATTTAAGTTATTCAGCGCTAGGTCGAACTGTAAATTCATGGCGTCTCCTCCGCTCTGGCCGTCTCGGTCTGCTTGACTGCCGCCTGCGCCACCCGCACCAACTATATGACCTTCGTTTATAAGCGTGATCGTTGCGCCAGAGGGCCAGCCAGTGCCTGTATCGACAGCGTAGCCGCCAGTTGTAGCAGATCCAACAACAACGCCAGCACGAACCTTATAAACCGCGTCTGTACTTGCTGTTGGAGCGCTGCCGATAAGCGCTACATATCTATCATATAAGTTAAGGTTCTGCTCGTTTATTGATATGTAAATTGTATCGTCTGTTAATAAATTATCGGCTGGCATAACTGCGCCAAACGTATACTCAACACCTTTATAATTAAAGTTTCCTGACTCTTGCTTGCTTATTATTTGATAGATGACACCTAGTGGAGACCCTGTAGCGTCTACCGTATCGCGATGACTTATTTTTTTGGTGTCGCCCAGGTTTAAATCATTATCTTTTACGTCCACTGAAAACGATACTTCACGCGGTATATTTGACAGTCTGCGCCCAAGAACCTGCGCCGCATCTTCAGCTATTGCTAAATTAGTTGAAGGTATCCACCGTGAAGTTATATTCTTAATCTGATTTGAACCGTACTTTAATACTGAATCTGTGTCAGTTCGGACAATCGTTTGCGTGAAATTACTAAAGTCAGTTAAGCTTTTTGTCGGGTCAATCTGTCCAAACGTAAAATAAATAGTTGACGCTCGCATCTCTGGCAAATCGCGAAAATTGACGGAACCTTTAATCAAGTTGCTATCCATGTCAAACTCGTTAGCATCTTCGGGGGGCTCTTTCAAGGCCGTAAATCTAGCCTGCTGATTCAGCTCATCCCAGTAAATAAAGTGCGGCTTTGCTTCAGCCAGTTCTTTCAATACCTTTTCAACATCCGTGGGCTTAGGAATTATTCCGTCTAAATTACCATTTAAACTGGTTGTATCTACCTCCGCTTGCCATGCTGTATCATTAATGAAATCAGGGTCGAAGTCAGCGAAATTTACTAGGACGTCACGCGCGATGACATTTACTTCTGCTTGCTTCTGATAGCATTGCTGTACAACTGTATATTGATCATGCTCTTTGGCTGTCGTGTTATATTGAGCTCTGACCAGCGTTAACGTGTCGCTAATGCGTGTGAAGCTGGCTATCTCTGAGCCACCCAGCGCGACATATCCGCTTGTTTCATACTCATCATCGCCAACTCCCGTTGGAGTAAGCGTTAACGATGTGGCAGTTGCGTTAATGCCGCCTGAATCATTTATCGTCCCGCTATTGGGCTTTGGTACTTGAGCCTTTTTTGAACTGGCTTTTTTAAGAGGGTCTTTAGCGGTGATCCTGCATGTGCCGCCGCCAACGTCCATTTTCTCAATGATATAGTTTCGCGTCTTAAAGTTTGACGGCTCATACTCTCCGTTCTTTAAATACCCTGTTAGAATCCTTAATGCTCTAAACTGATAATTCGGATTTCTAGCTCTCAGCTTTGTCCAGAATGTGCCGCGATCAGTAGCTATATAAGTTCTATCAGAAATATATCTATCAATATCTGTGCCGTCTCCAAATATTTTATGACCTACATCATTATGCGTGTGATCATTAAATACTAGAGACACGCTTGAGCGCTCACCAAGCCCACCCGCTACATCTATCTTTGAAGGCGTTAATGATACCGATTTCAGCGAAGGTATTGCATCGAAGGTGTGCGGGTGTACCGCTATTGGGTGCGGGCTTCTAGGTTCGCAGAATCTATAAGTTCTGCCCGTTGTTTGAGTAATAATATGATCTATAGAGTAACTGGTTGTGAAGGCTGGCTCTGCGCAATATGTGTATAACTTTGTAGCTGTGCCACCTATCGACACCCCCCGCTCCAAGTTGGCTATAGGGTTAGCAAAACCGACACCCTTAACTCTATAATTAGTATTCGTATCATCTAAAAAACCTAGGTCCTGCCAAGTAACACCCGAACCAGATTGAAGTTCGTAGTATGAAAAGTCTAACGGGCCGACACAGACAAATCGTATACTATAACCTTCGCTCGTTCTTGTCGGCTTATAATTAGGTAGATCGTTGCACGTCTCAAATGTGTTGAAACATTTGTCATCCCCTGTCTCTGTAGCCGTACAGGGATTCGAACCATGATCAAGCGGGCACGAATCAAGCTCAAGCTCTACAATATAAAAGTGCTCTTTATCAAATTTATTCTTCTGGCTGTCATACGTCATTGTGGCCTCGCATTGTCATTTCTACTGCCATTAAGCCAGAGCCGCCCGCCATATTTACAGGTTTCATTAAGCCTGAATAACCATAAACAGTTGAATCATATAAATCTGGTCGCCACTTTATAAAAAATGGCAGCGTGCGCGCATGAATCATGAAAGGTTTAAGCGTCCCTCTGACCCAAGACGGGCTCAAGTGCTGCCAACTGAACGAACTTTCAGTACCCTTTGTTGCTATGTTACGGCCTAAAAACTGACCAGTTTCTGATAAACTATCTTGATAATCTATGTCTGGACTTAAATCTATAGGCGAATGCCCGCCATATATCGGCTGCTCCATGCGCAAATAGTTACCCGCTTGGATTACGCCTATCTTAGCGCCCCACTCTGGCGTTGTGGCTGTAAGCGCAATTTCAGCTACACTTAAATCATCTAGCAATATCATTATTGCTTCGTTGTCTGTCGGGTTTATCGTGTCTATTTCGGTCAACGAGCCGCCGATAGTAGTCGCATACTCAATTAACACCTCTACGCCGCCGTCATGCGTCCCTAGATTATGTGCACCTAGCGCAATATAATTAATACTTGTTAGCGCCTCTAGTTGAAATTTTATAGTCGTAGCTGAGTTTGGCAGCTCATACCGCTGATAAGTGTTAGGTGTTAAAGCAAGCGGCGCGTCAGAGGTGGTTATCAGTAGGTTTTCATAACCGATAACCGCGCATGAATCCGTTTTATCTGGCGTAATTGAGATCATTTAATAAATCCAGTTGCGGCCCTAGGCACCTTGAAAATATACATCATAGCTCTGACACTTCAGTTGCTGTCAATGCAGCATCGTAGATTGTGAATCGCTTTATATGGCCGTTGAGCTGGTTTGTTAGAACTTTACTGTTCCCTATACCCACTACCCCGCCAGTATCTGGTATATTAATTGCACCAGCGTATTGAGTCACTGTTAGCGCCCCATCTAAATAACCGCTGATCTCGTTTTCAAAAGAATCAAAAACAGCCGATAATTTTACACTATCAGGTCTCGCCCCGCCGGAAACTACCTGCGCGCCAGTTCCACCCTTAGCAATTGAAATAGAGTTTGCAGCAGCTACTTGAGCAAAGATAGCAAGACTTGAAGCGTCAGAAAAATAAATATTTCTTGCTGCCCCGCTATCACCTTTCGCTACTATATCTACCATCGTTGTCATATCGCCGCTTGGTACATTGCCCGCCACCGGCATTGAAGCCTGATCAGCCAACCGACTAACTGCCGTCGTAGTAGTTGGAATGTAGCTTGTAGGAATAGGTGCCTGCTCCACTTGAGCGCCCCAGATATAAAGCCCTTCGTCTGCCGCCCAAGCGGAAGACGCGCCTCTTAGCTCAGTTGTAGTACTGGCAATTTGTAAAATAGGGCGCAATAAAGTACCAACAGCCACGATTGAAGCCGTAACCCTAAACCAGCCCCCGCCAACAGGCGTTATTGACGCGTCAAGAATATCTGCATCTTGTGCGGATATTACCCCTACAGAAAGATCAAAATTCACACGCGGGTCATTTGCAACATGCCCGTCTTCAAACCAAATCTGTATAACAGACGACTCCGCTCGTTTTACAAATGAGCTAATAGTATAGCTGGATGTAGCTGTGCTGGTGATATCTTGATACATCCTAAGCGATAAAGACGAGGTAGAACTTGCAACCGCCTTATCCGCGCTTGCCGCATTATCTGGCGCGGTTGTTGAGTTATCTTCGATTGTAACGCTTACTTTATTCCAGCTTGCGTTATCAAACTCTTCAGACCTTAAGCACAAATTAGTACTCCCCTGCTCAATCAATGCGCCCAAACATTCACCCGTTGCCGCGTCATATTCGATTCGCTGCACGCCGCTTAAGGCTGTATCTAGGAAATATTCATAGCGCCCTGTTACGCCAACCTGCCTGCTTATGAAAGTGGCAGTTGAGGCGCGCGCAAATGTGATCAAGCTTGATTCAGTCACGGGCGAGCCATTTTGAGCAAACAAACCAGATGCATAGTTTATATCAACTGTGGGCGTGAGCGCTCTAGGCAAAACCGCTGCCGATGCTGGCGTGAGGGTATTCGGAACTGCTACACTTCCAGCGCTTTCGGATGTTAGGGTATTCGGAACAGATACAGAACCTGCGCTCTCGGCCGTTAGCGTGTTGGGTGCGGAAACGCTGCCCGCGCTTTCGGCCGCTAGGGTGTTAGGCGCAGCAACCGAACCGGCGCTTTCTGGTGCAAGTGTATTAGGAACCGCTACGCTGCCCGCGCTTTCTGGTGTTAATGTATTTGGCGCATCAATCGCACCTTCTGTCTTTGGTGTTATTGCCATTGTTTAAGCTCCCGCGCCTAATTGTACGCCATCGTCTAACTGTTCGTTTATCTGTTCTATTAATTGTCGCACTTGACCCGAAGAAAAGAAACCTTCACCGCCAATATTAATATCTATGCGTTTTGTTGTGCCGACACCTGACCCAGACCCTGAAGCACCGCCGCTTGAAGTCGCCGCTTGAGGTGTGCTTCCTGTCGGTTTTGCCGTTGATTTACTGCCGCTTTTGAGTCTGGCAATCATCATACCTGTCTGCGCTATAGATGCTGCTGCATACAAAGCCGCCGTTGCTGGCGCTGTCGGGCCGCCAATTGACATGCCTGCCGCATAAGCCGCAACTGCTGATTCGTGACCCTTTATGATAGCTGTAGCAATAGATAGAGCTCTAACCGCCTTCTCTGTTTTCTTGCCGCCCAAACTCATTATAGTGGCCAGTGCACCAAAAACACCCGCTGCTTGATTTAGCTGGTTTTGCTGGCGTACGTCTTCCATCGCCTGGAGCCTATCAAGGTGCTCTTGATTGTTCTGTTCTATTAGCGCCATGTGCTCAGCATCAGTTATCTGATTGGCCTCACGCGCTGCCGCTATAGCTTCCTGCTCCGCTATAAACTTTTCATTCTCTAGGTCAAGCTCGCTCGCATATCTGTTTTGCAATTCTGCTAATATTGCCGCCGTTTCAGATGACATGGCCTGAACGCGCGGGCTTTCTTCTTTATTATCTTTTCGCTTCTTTTCATCTTCTTCTGTGATTTTAGCCAGTTCGTCTGCTGCAACTCGCGCCTCTTCTACCGCCTTCTTTAGTTCAACTGAGGGCATTGGTGCGGCTAATATTGCTGCTATATTATCTACGCCAAGCCGTATAGCTTCTTGAACAATGCCTAACTCAGTTTCTATCGTCTCGCCAAAACCTGAAAGCTCAATAGGATCTATGTTATGCCACGGCAGCGTATTGAGAGCATCTATTAGCTCGTTAACCGCCTGCACTGGTCTATTTACGATAAAGTCAGCTACTGATAGCATGCCCTCTTCAATTCCCAGCACAACCAGCGCAATAGAGCTACCTAATACTTGAAAGGTTCGCTTTATTCCTTCCACGGCATCCATACCAAAGCCAATAGCGTTTATGACTTCGTTTATTCCGTCTCGCGCCATATCGCCAAAACCGCCAGCCTCAATCGCAGCCTCTTTGAATTGCTTTGCAACTGCCGTGATGACGGGTGAAAGCTCAACTGTTGCTTCTTGCAGTGCTGTGCCAATCAATGCGCCTGCTGCATCTAGCGCTCTATTTGCCTGCTCAACTTTTTCAACATCTATTGCAGATAATCCAACACCTAAAGACCTTGCTTCTTCTGTTAGTCTGTTTAGCGCCTTGGCGTTATCCTGAAAAAGCGGCAGCAAAAGCGTAGCATCACCCGCCAACGCTTCCATATGGAAGGTCATTTCTTCCTGGCTTAGGTTTGCATCTTCGAGGGATTTTACAAACAAGCCTAGCGCATCTTGGCCTGATAACCCCCTGAAAGCATCGGCCGTTATACCAATCTTGGGTGCAACTTGCTCAAAGAAATCAAGCATTGGCCCGCCGCCTGTGGTGACAAAGTCACCTATGCGGTCATTAACATCTTTTAGAATGTCGCCGTATTTGTCCTGCTCTATTCCAAACTGCTGCGCCGCAAATGCGCCGCGCTGAAAATCGCCAACAACTTCGTTTGCCGCCGCTGATAGGTTTTTCAGTTCTCGAATGTTTGAAGAGTTATCTTTGAAAATAGCAGCAGATATGCCAGCGCTTGCCGTTATGCCAGCCGCGCTCCATTTAGCGAACGAAACCGCATTATCATTTAATGATTTTCTGGCTTTTTTGAGTGTCTTCTGAGTGTCTTTTACAACTGATTTAAAGCTTTTATTATCTGCGTTGATTAAGACATTTAATGCGCCGATTGTGGTCATACTCATAATACATCAACGCCTTTTTCAATTAGTTCTTGTCGTCTCTGCAACATATCCGCTACGTCATCCTCTGGGATTCCGCCTATCGTCTTAGGCCGCTTTGAGTCCAAAATTAAAGCCACCTCGGAGGGTGTCATTTTCCAGTATTCAGAAGGTGACACATTGAACTCAGCAACCATTAACTGGTAAAGCTCACTCCAAGGGTATTCGTTTTCTAGGCTCTGCGCTTGCGCGGCTTGCTCGATGTGGAAGGCTTTTTTTTTGGTGCTGGAAAAACAGCCCCTAAAATAGATGAAACCATGAGCACAACATCTGCGCCACTCACCTCGCCGCCATCGAACATTCCACTAAACACTTCTTCAGTCGTTACCGTTGCACCCGCTTCGTTCAACAGCGTTGAAACTAGGCGCGCTGCCTGACTAAATTTTATGTTACCCGTAGCACAATCTTGAGCCATTTTAGCAAGGTTTAGATTTTCCTCTAACCGCTCAATAATGCTCATAGTAATCAAAATCGGGTACGTTTTACCGCCCCAAGTTAGATCCACTCGCTTATTAATCGCCATATTAAGTACCCGCTACAAAGACCATTGCGCCAGATGAGCTAAACGAAGCGTCAAACGTTGTTAAACCGTTTGATTCGCCAGTTGCGCTAACCGAATCTAAGAAAGCGTCAAACGTTACTGTTGAGCCATCTGGATAAGTGATCGCAACAGGGAAAATCTGACTAGCGCCTGAATAAGCCTTGATTAACTCAAGATTTTTGATCAGCCCTGACATTGTGAATTCTAGCGACTTCAAACCGGACGTTGCAAGTCGCTCTTGCCATCCGCTAGAGTTATCATCTGTTGTGTCTAGTGCCTCGTTGTTAAACGTAAAGCCTTTTGAGTTAACACCGACTAGCGCCGACCCACCAAGCGTGAACGTAATATCACGCCCTACAATTCCAATTCCTACACTCATGATTCACCTATACTGTTTTGGGTTCAAAAATAACGCTAAATCGCTGGACGCTAACTCGCGTCAAGCCATCGTCATCTGTTAATATACTACTAAATTCTTGTTGGATTGTCGAAAAAGCATATTCATCTGTATCATCCATTGCCGTTCTATGGAGCAGGCTATATAGCTCTTTGTTTATGTCCGATATCTCTTTATATCCTCTGTATCTACTTGTTGATGTGATTTGAACAGTAGATATAAATCCCTCCTCCGTGTCCGTATCATTTTCGTCCAATTCTGGAAAACTTACAACAATATACGGCGGGTCTGTTTTTTCTGGCACATACGAATAAACGTTCGTAAGTATTGAGGCTTTTATTTTAGAAATAATCGCGCCCTGTATTTCTATCATATCGCTTCAGCCTGCTTTATCGCCTTCTTTAGAACACGCCTGACTCTAGTCTTGTAGCTGCGCTTCACTTTCTTAAGTGCAGGACGTAACCAAGGACGATTTCTTACGGTTTCAAGAATACCTGCATAATCAAGGTCAGACTCAACATGCGCCGTCTTTGATCCTTTTTCATGCACTATTTTAATAGAATTAATCAGCTTGCCCGTATCCACATTCGGCGCTGTACCTTTACCTTTTTCATTTTTAGCAGAAGTGACTTTTTTCATGCTGTTTTTTGCAAAACGCTGTGTTGATTTTGCGCTATCAAGAACCAATCCATCAAGCAAGCCGTCAAGGGACGCATCCAGCTTATCAAAACGCTTAATCAGCTCCGAAAGCTCTTGATTTATTTTCGACATTATACACCCGCACCTTTTTCAGCTTCGAGCGCCATATAAAGCTCACGCCCGTCAATCTTTGTTGTGCTTTTTATGTTCATTCTAACGCCGTCATATTCAATAACGTCTTTTGTGGTTATCTCAAGGTCTGATCTGCTGCGTATAACAAACACATAGTTATCTTTAGAAAACACGCGATTAAATCTGTAATCTTCTGACCCACTTGATATATAAGCCTGAGCCCAAGCGTCTGCTAGGTTTCTAAAATTAGATATCTTGCCGTTGTGACCGTCATCTGCCTGATACTCCCTCAATATAGAGATTCTTTTATCAAGCTTGCCGGCCATATTCTTATGCATCAGCCTACCCACCCGACACGCTCAACATTTAGCAGTAAGTGTATTCCATAAGGTATTTCGCTTGCTGTAACGCCCATCACGACACCTTCTCTGTGCTCATACCAGTGAGCAACCGTTAATCGTATTGCGCGCTTTATCGTATCAGGAATATCAGAGGCCGCAGCACCGTACCCCGTCACGAATGTGATATTAAGTGCATCACGCCGATTATATAGTTGCGGCCATGAGAAACCGCTTACCGTCTCGATTTGGCTAATATCATCATAGCTATATAAATTAAAGTCAGATGTACTTAGCGTTTGCGCATTGTTATCTGAATCGTAATATTGAATTTCAGTTATGCTTGAGCAAGGATTGAAAGGCAAATCAATCGTTGCTGACGCTGTTTTTAGTGACAACTTCCACGTCTCGTTTATCAGTTTTCGCCCCACTATCTCGGAGCATAATTTAGATGCGGCCTGTATATAAGATTCAATCAAACTATCTTCAGTTGATCCGTCAATTCTTAAATCAGATTTGCAGTCGTCCACGCTCACAGGAAGCTCAACCGCTGCCGTCACTAAACTATAGAGTTCTCTCATATTACGCCTTTATAGCTTTTTTGGTTGCCTTTTTACCAGCCGCCTTTTCGATCTTTGTGATCGGCTCAGCTTGGTTTGCTTGAATTAACGCCAAGCCCTCTTTGTCTGTAACAGTTATTTCATCGCCCGCGTTCTGAGTGAAATCAATACCGGCACGACTTACAATTAATTTAACTTTCATACAGTAACCTCAAATAAAAGCGCGCCCCTAAAGACGCGCTCTAAGCTTACGCTTGTACTAAGTGCTTAACCGCTGCTGTGTTTAGCAGCTCACCGTCAAAGCGCTTAAAGCCAACCATGCCGACCTGAAAAGCTTCAGCATAACGCTCACGCAAAGTCATCACGTCAAAACCGCGAACCTTACGTACAACATATTTGCCTAAGTCACCAAACAATACTGTTTTATTGCCGGTTGCAATTGAGGCCATTGCTTGGTTCACGCTGTAAGCCTTGCCTAGGAACTGATCTGGCTCACCTAGGCGAACATCGCCCATTTGCCACAAATAGTTGCCGTCACCGTCCTTCAGCTTACGGATTGCTGAAAGCGTAGTGTCGTTAAACATCCATCGGCACTGTGGAGACTGTCTGTAAGCTGGATCAACTGAGTGAAACAAATCAATCAGTTCATCTGACGTGATAGCCGTTGCGCTTGCCGCTGTTTTGCCCTCCGCTGAAGCTGTCACTATACCGTTAGGCTGGCTTGAGCCTGTACCAGTAGTCAACGCAGTGTTAGCTAGTCGGCCTAGTCGCTCAGCGAAAAGCTCAGTCATCAAGCCTTCGATATTGAAAGCTGAATCCTGTAATAGCTCAATCGGAATCTTAACCATGCCAGTGTCGTAGATATAAGCGTTCAATAGCTTCTCAGCGAATACAACGTCGTCTGTGCCGTCATCGTCTACAGATGCATTCTCAGTCTTTAGCCGGCCTGTTTTCGCAGTGTCGTCTACAGTTGGCCAAGGTAGCGCATTGCCGGTAGAAGTAACCAATTCGCGGCAGATGTTCGCGTCCCACATCGGCCCCCAAGCGGACATTGCCTTGTCAATTTCACCACTAAAGCCTTCAGGGACAGTGTAGCCACCCGCTGAATCTGTACCAGTTGACTGTGCTCGATGCTCTGCGCGACCAGACATCAAAACGCCACGCTCTTCTGCATCTAGTGTTGAAGCACCAAACCGAAGCTGCTTTTCAAAAACTTCTTTATATTCTGGCGCTGACTGACGCTGCTCTTCGTTTGCTTGCGCTTCACCCGCCGGTAAAGGGCGGCGAGCTTCAATTGCCTGACTCTCAGCAGCCATCAAGCGCTCTTCGCGCTCAACCTTTGATGCAATCGCATCATGGTCTGACATGATTAAATCAAAACGTGCCTCAAGCTCTTTCGCTTGCGCTTCGTCTGTCTTTTCGTTGATTTTGTCAAGCTCGGCGCGGGCTTCTGTAGCGAGTTTCGCCATATTTTCCCGCATTTCTAGAATCTTAGGATCCATAGTGTAAACCTCTTAATATGCCTTGCCCAAGGGCGCAAAATGGGCGCTAAGTGCGGGAACCGCGCTTAACCTCGGCTTAATGCCAATTTCATGCGCATTCGAGCTTTCAATGGCTCGTTACTGCGCTTATTCTCTGTTCGTGACGCGTCTAAGCTACGTAATCCGATGTCTGTGTCGTTATAAGCTGGAAATGTAACGATAGAAACATCGTATAACGAGGCGCTTTTAATGGTTCTTACTGGAATGTCACCCGAATCATCCCACTCTTGAGTCTCTGGAATGAACGCAAAACTCATTTTATCCAAGTCGCCGCGCTTCATTTTAGGAAGAATTGACTTTACTTCTGGGTCTTCTGGGTCTAGTTCTGTCTCCATAAATAGACCGTGATCATCTTCTCGGAGTGTCAACGTTCCTGATTTTGTGCGCGCCATCGGTAAACCGTCATGATTTATCAGAAACACAACGTCATCTCGGCCTATTGCATCTGAAAAAGCACCTTGCTCTATCTTTTCACGATAATAGCCGCCAATATCGGTTTCACTATTAAATACCGCCGCGTAACCTGAAACTTTCACCAAACCATTTTCATCTTCACGGATTTCGGCTGGCGTGCCACTTCTAAACTCTTTATCCATCTTCATTATCCTCTTCAGGCTCACTTTCGGGTGTCGCTGGCTCGCTTTCTGGCTCAGCCATTGGCTGTGAACCTAGTGGAACGGTTGCGCCCTGGATTAGCAGGTCGTTACCATTATCATCGTCAGGTCTATTCTCTTGCGCCCTTGCTTCGTTAGGCGTCATGACCGCGTTTTGAATCGCAGTTGCATAACCGCTCATTCTGGTTGCGAAGTCACCGCGCAATAAGCCATCGATATTAAATTCAACATAAAGCTCGGTTTCTTCACGGCCAAAGAGCTTCAGATTCAATTCTTGCTCAATCTGCGTTACCCATCGTCTGATCGTGTGCTTTACTAGGTGCAAATCCTGTTGCTCAGTGTTACTAAAAGTACCATGAGTAAGATCCTGAAGAAACACGGGCGGCAACGAAAAGATTCGCGCTATTTCTTCTATTAGAAAACGCTTAACCTCAACTAACTGGCTCTTTTCTGGATCTGCTCCGATTGATTTTAATTCGTGGCTATTCGGCAATGTTAGCGCAAGTCTATTTTCTTTTGATTGCGTTTTTATGGCGCTTTGCAAATCATCACTAGCGCGCTTTAATCCTTTCCCTGTCTCAAATTTTCCATAAAGCACAAACGGAGGTACGCCGCCATTATTGAAAAATTTAGCGCCGTAATTAGTCGCCGCTATAGACAGCCCTATAGTATCCTTGTTTTTCATAATCGGACTAATGGCATCTAAGCCATTTTGAGCAACTGAAAATGGGATATCAATAATTTCGCTTGAGTTATAAATTATTTCGTCTGACTCGCCGTAGCGATAGACGTACCGCTTCCTAAAACCAGTTTTTATGATTTTTATTGTTGATGGATCTAGCGGGAATAAGTTGCTGACGCGACCGTCTCTGTCGCGCTCAATATAAGTCAGAGAGCGCCCATTACTGAGCGTTCTAGACATAGAGTACTTGCGCCAATCAAAAGACGTGGTTTCGTCATTGGGGGCTTTCTGCAAGACTAGCTGTAAGCCGCTTTTCTGCTTTTCTCGCCCGCTAGAGGTCTTCTTAAAGACATTCAGAGGCAAACCAGCTATTGTGCTCGATAAAAACTCTATAGCAGCAAAGACAGCCGGAACGGTTAAAGCGTTATCAAGATTCACGCTAGCGCCTGCGCTTGACATGTCTTCAAGCCCAAAAAACTCAAGAATAGATCTATCGCTAATAGGTGTATCAGGATTTTCGGCGCTTCTGGCGCGCTTCTCTTTACGAAACCAAGCCATTCAAGTGTTACCTATAGTATCAATAGTCGTTATGGTAACACATGAAAGCAAACGTGCAAACTTAGGTAGGGTATCCGTCAAACAAAACTATTTCTAAGCTCGCAGACACTTCCGATCTCTGATTCATATATCACCTATAAAATACTAAATCCTTCATCTTCCCAAGGCGATGGCGGCTCAATATCCTGCTCTTTCTCAGTTACGCCTATAGCCATTGCTAGTGCAACCATACCATCTATGCGCCCGACTGCCTTGTGTTTATCCAATTTTCTGTTGCCCGCCGGATCCTTGGACACCACCGCGTTCGCTGCACACATCGTTAGCACTGGGTGCATGCCGTGCTCGAGCTTAGAGTTCAAAAGCTCCGCTTCTAGATTATCCAGCGCTGGCGACATGTCCTTGAATCCTTGCCCGAACTCGGTTAGCGGGAATTCTATACCATACCGCTCGCACTCAGCCTTAAATACATCTATTCGCCACCTATCGAACGCAATATTTTCAACATGCCTGTCGCCTATGATTTCCGCCATTTCCGTAACTACGAAACCATAATCAACCGTGGCGCCCTGTGTTGTTCTCATAAATCCCTGCTTAACCCATATGTCATACGGTTGTCGATCTGTCCTAGCTCGATCATACAGACCCTTTTCAGGTGTCCAGAAGTGCGGCTCAACTATCATCTTCCCTGACGAATTGCGACCAATCAGCACGAAGGCTGTCAAGTCCGTTCTAGCAGATAAATCTAGCCCGCCATACCAAACCTCAACCGACTCAACATCGGCCGACTCACTCCCGTTTTCCTCCCACACGGAGCGACTAACAAACGGGCTCACAGTTGAAACCCGCTGATTTAGATTCAGGTTGCGATAGGTGTTTTCGAAGCTCGGCATTCTAGCGGCCTTCTCCGCCTGCTTTCGCATATCCTTCAATGATCTAAATTGACCAAGCGCTGGATTTGCCTTGTACCACTGCTTTTCATCTAGAATGTCGCCGTCTTTATCGGCTGCATATACGTGACAAACGGTTTTCGCTGGCTTCTCTCTGAGGGCATCATCTATCTGGATGCTGAAAAAGTCA